CATGACTAGACCTATCATGTATCAGGGGGAGTACTATCCTTCTGCTGACTCTCTCATTACAGATGGGAATGGTAGGAAGACCAAGGGAAGAATCTTTGCAGATGCAAATGGTCAGTACTACACATTGGATGGCAATGGCAACCTCATGGAAGCCATGCCAGTTAATGAGTTGGATGAGGTGACAGTGACTGCACAGAACAAGCAGGTACTGCCATCCTTGTTTGACAGTTACCTCACAATGAGCAATGACAACACAAGGGTGAAGAATGCTCCTCACAGGAAGTACAACTCACACTTGGAAGAGAATGCCTTGAGAGGTGCTAGGGAACATGCATTGTGGGACAAGGAGCATCCTAACCTGTCATCATGGAGGGATGCAGCCACAGCAGTGCCATTTGCAATAGCAGGTACTCCCATTGTGCTAGGTGGAAGTCAAGGACTGTTAGGTACAGCAGCAGGGCAGAGTGTTAGGAATGGCTTGGCTACACTTATGAGTAATCCTTATGTGGCAGGTACTAATGAAGTTATAGGATTAGGATTTGCTGGTAAGGGTGCTTATGATGTATCACAAGGAAAGTTTACCCCTGAGACAGCAATGGAACTTACAGGATTCTATCCTTTTGGCAGGTCTCTTACAGGATTAACTAAACCTAGAAGGGTTGTAAAACAAACTCCTTTTGTGTCAGAGTTAGATTGGACTCCACAAGGGTGGTTTGATAAATATAGACCCCATGAGTATGATGTTACAGACATTACAGCATTAGAATCTCATGTCCCTGAATATCATCAGATAGAGCAACAAGCCAAAGCTAATGGTACTTGGCTAAGAATGCCTGATGGTTCTACTTGGGAAGGAGACCCTAGAGGTTGGGTTATGTCCCAAAGCAAGAATGTAAGAGATAACTATAGGAATGAAGTTCTTCATCATGGTGAAGATACTTACTTTGATGATATGAGTTTTTATCAAGATGAAGAGGGCAATAACATTACTGGAGAGGTTTTAGGAGAAAGACCTTTATGGACTTCTACCAATCATAGGGTAGCTTCCACCTATGGTAATGATATATATCCTTTTGTTATTCCTAAGAATGCAGATATAAGAACTGTTGCAGATGCAGAAGGAAGGTCTTTCAATGAAGTAATTGCAGGTACTAATATAGATACTGACAAGTTAGTATATCCTAACCTCACAGAAGATAATGTTGTCAGAATTAATAATGTAGTTGATCCAGGAATACATACTCCAATACCAAGCAGTAAAGATGCTCTACCAAATGAAACTGTTTCTGATTACTTTAAAAGGAAATACCTTGGAGATGATTTAGTGCTAGGTCAAAATGTAAGGCGTAAATCTTTATATGGGAACAATGGGAACTTTGACCTAGGCAACTTCAATATCTTTAAGGGACTATTTCCTGTAGGAATTGGACTTTTTGGAAACTCTGTGTATAACCAATCAAATAAATAACATGAACATCTTTAAGAAATTCTTTAGCAAGAAAAATAAACAGGAAGAATTTACAAAAGGGTTTATCTCTTACTATAAAGGCATTTATGATAATATAGTGGAAAGTTGTAAAAAGGGAACAATGACCTACTATAGTGCTAGAGGTATGTTCAGACATCTTCCTTTGAGGTATGACCCTAATAATACATATCCAGAGGAAATCAATAAGATAGTGGACAAATGCTTTAGTACTTTATATGACTATTGTATTCAGAAAAGTATTGTTGCCCAAGATATTACATTTGATGAGTTTTACAAAGGAAAGGGTTTGTATGATGAATCATACCCTATAACTAATAGATACAAAAGAAGATTATTAACATCTTGAAGAAGATTTGACATTAGTGACTATGATGCTTTGGCAAAATGGATGACCAAATACTCTACAGGAATTGTTCCTTTAGGAATTATAGGCAATAATCAATTAAACAACAATGAGTAACATGTATATCATAACTGATGAAATCCGTAGTGATGAAGATGCAGAGAAAGCATTGAAGAAGACTTGTGACTACTATGAGTCTGTATATCAAAAACTGCTGAAGAGCACTGAGGATAAGAGCTTAACATTCCATAATGCAAAAGAACGCTTTAAACATCTTCCTTTAAGATATGCCAATAATTTCTTACCAGAGGAAGTTAATCAAGTTGTAGATAAATGCTTTAAGCTACTATATAACTACTGCATAGAAAAGAATTTAATAGACACTAGCATAACTTATGAAGAATTTTATGATGGTAAGGGACTTTATGATAAGAGTTATCCTATCAGTAGATGGTATGGGGAAAATGGACCATTAGGAAATTTATTGGGTTTCTAATAGTAGATGACATTAAAAACATTTAACAAATATGAATATCAATAATAAGGATTCTCGTTTGCAACCTACCAAGTCTTTTATAATGAAACCTTTCATTTGGACTGTGAAAGTATTATACTACATAGGTAAGGTATTTCATCTGACCTATACTTCTGTCAATATTATAGTTTGGTATATGCTCCTACCATTGGTTTGGGCTACCATATTGGACTATAAGTTCAACCAATGCATTATATCACCTTTATGGTTATTATTCTGCTTGAGCTTAATTATCATTGAGCGCAAGAAGTTCAATCAATTCTGCGATACATTTTTTAGATTATCACAAATATTCATACTCTCCTTTGGAAACTATTTCCTTTGGTCTGTCATATTATGTTTGGTAATTCCTTTAATAATCACATTGGTACTAATCATAATATAGAAAATAAATATTACATATTAATATAAGAGCGCAATCCTTAACTAGGGTTGTGCTTTTTGCATTTATATACCTTTAAATAATTAAGATATGAAGATTACTATCAACACAGAGGTGCTCCAGAGGCACAACCTTACCTTTGGGGAGTTCCTTGTGATGCTCATGGGCTACTATGACATCAAGTACAAGGAAAGCCTTGATGACTTGGTGAGAGACAAGGTTATACAACTCAATGTCTTCAACAAGGATGAGCTTGTATTATCCAACAACACTAGGGACTTGGTGACTAAGATTCTCTTGGAGTCTGATGACAAGGTTAGGGAGAGCAACATTGATTTCACTCTCCTTGCAGAGAAATTGCAGGCTATATACCCTAGTGGTTGCAAGGCTGGAACCTCGCATTCTTGGAGAGGGGAGACAGAGGACATAGCACAGAAGCTGAGGGCATTGGTGGTGATGCACCACTTCTCCTTCACGGAGGAAGAGGCTATCAAGGCTACAGAGGAGTATGTGGAATCCTATGGCGAGGAATGCCAGCACATGCAACTCCTGAAGTATTTCATTTTAAGAACCAAAAGACAGGACGATGACAGCGTGGAGATAGACTCCATGTTTATGACCATCATTGAAAACAACAGATAATTATGAAGATAACATTGGATGAAAAGACATGCCTGAAGGGGAAGCTTACCTTGCAGGAGGCACTCATTGCAGCGGCAGTCTGCATGGGAAGATATAGAAATACTGTTGATAACATGATTAACAGAGGCATCCTAAACCAAGACTCCCCTACCCTTACAAAGGAATGGGAAGAGAAAGTAAAGAAGCTCATTGGTGCTGATGATGCTAGGTTTGAGGAATTGGCAACCAAGGTGCAGGAATGCTTCCCTAAGCAGAAGATGCTATATGCCAATGGCAGGGAGTCTCCTTTCTATTTCAGGTGCAACAAGACAGAGATAAAGAATAAACTCAAGAAGTTCATTGCCATCTATGGCGAGGTGTCTGATGAGGACATCATTGATGCCACCAAGAGATATGTGGCTACCTATGCTCCTAAGGGATATAGGGGAATGAGACTTGCCAAGTACTTCATCATCAAGGATGACAGGAAGCTCATGGAGGATGACGAGGTTCATGTAGAGCAGTTATCCGACTTGGCTACATTCTTAGAGAATAAGACTGAGGAGAAACCTGAGGATATTGTTGATGGTGATGATTGGTTAATGAACAGTAGAAATTAATATGGTATGGGATTAGTTCAAAGAGTGTTGACTAACCTTGAGGATAGAAGAAAGAGAATCCTTGGGGGTGGAATTAACTGCATTCCCTCTCCTTTCAAGTGTTTCAGGAATGACTTTCCTGGCATAGAGCAAGGTAAATACTACCTAATCAGTGGGGCTAGCAAATCAGGAAAATCACAGTTGGCAAACTATCTGTTCCTTTACATTCCAATACTATATGCTTATTATAATCCAAACAAAATAAGGATAAAGATTTTCTATTTTCCATTGGAGGAAACCCCAGAGAAAATCACTATGAGATTCATGTGTCACTTACTCTATTTTCTATCACAAGGAAAGATAAGAATCTCACCAATGAAACTGCAATCAGTAAATAAAGAGAATATAGTGGAACCAGAGATTCTAGAGGTACTCAATAGCATAGAATATCGTAGTATCTTGGATTTCTTTGAGGAGCATGTTCACTTTATTAGTGAGAGAAATCCAACTGGATGCTGGAAGGTAGTAAACAACTATGCAAAGGAAGCTGGTACAATTCATAAGAAAAAGATAGTTATAGAGAATAAGGAAACAGGAGTAAAGCAAGAAAGGGAAGTATTTGATTATTATGAACCAAAAGACCCTGATGAATATGTAGAAATACTCTACGATCACTGTTCTCTCTGTGAATTAGAAAGAGGTATGACCCTAAAGGAATGTATGGATAAATTGTCAGAATACTTTATGGTCTTTCGTAACCACTTTAACTATATTCCTGTGAATATCCAGCAACAGAATGACCAGACCATTAGCCTTGAAGCTTTTAAAGCTAATAAGATTCGTCCTACTTTAGCAGGACTAGCTGACACAAAGAATACTGGTAAAGATGCCTCAGTAATGATTGGTATTACCAATCCCTATGCCTTTGAGATACCTACATATCTTAAATATGACATTACAAAACTAAGAGGGTATGCAAGATTCATGGAGATAGTACTTAATCGAGAGGGTGAAAGCAATGGGGTCTTAGGATTGTACTTCGATGGTGCAACAAACTACTTTGACCCACTACCAAGGTATGATAATTTAGAAAAGCTTCACAAAGTATATCAGTTAATTCAAAGGAATCAAGAGAGCACATCTAAGTAACTCTCTTCATTTTTCATAGTACAATGTTAGAAATGAGTAACATCGTTTTACCTACAGAACGTAGGAAAGCAACAGACTACAACCCTAGGTTGATAGTCCTTTATGGTAAGCCCAAAAATGGGAAATCGACAGTCATGGCTAGCATTGACAACAATCTAATCATTGACTTGGAAGATGGCTATAGAGCATTGGATGTAATGGCTGTTCAAGCTAGAAGTGCCAATGACATCTTTGAAATCAAGAACCTCATCCAACAAAAGAACCAAGAGAATGGTGGTAAGCCTTTCTATCGCTTTATCACCATAGACAATGCCACCAGACTTGAGGAGATGTCATTAGTCTATGCAGCAGCCCTCTATAGAAAAACCCCAATGGGTTCTAGCTACGGCTACAAGAAAGACAAGGCAACAGGAATGATACTGAAGGATGCCAAGGGCAACAAGATTATTGACCCTAAGGCAGATGTCCGTCAGTTACCAAATGGCGCAGGCTATACATATCTTCGCTCTGCCCTTAAAGAAATGGTAAACATGTTTAAGCCATTATGTGATACTCTTATTCTTGTGTGCCATGTGAAGGACAAGCAAATCAAGAAAAATGACGAAGAGACTACAGAGATGGCAGTGGATTTAGCAGGCAAACTTGGAGACATTATCTGTGGTGAGGCAGATGCTATTGGCTATGTATATCGCCAAGACAACAAGACTCTCATTTCCTTTGTAGGTGGAGACAATGCCATCAGAGGCTCCAGACCATTGCATCTCAGAGAGAAGGTGTTCAAGGTAGCAGAGTCTGACAAGGATGGCAACATCAAGGTGGATATGAGTCAAATCTTCCTTGACAACAATAAGTAAACTAGTAAAAGTAAAATAACAAAAATCAACAAACAATTTAAATTTAAACAGTTATGGAAAAAAGAATTTCTTACAGTCAGTTTCAGTCAGTTAAGTGTGTAGCCAAGGCTTGTGACCCTCAGATTACCAAGCGCAACAATCTCAAGGAGAAGATTGAGAAACTTGCACAGGAATATAAGGATTGTGTGACACAGATTGATTCCTTGCAAGCAGGTATTGTTGCAGTGATTGGTGTTCCTGTTGATGCACTTGTAAAGAAGGTAATGGAGCCAGGGGTTGACGCTAATGGCAAGCCTAAGAAGACCACCAAGTATCTTCCTACTGACATTGTTTCCTATGATGAGAAACACAAGCAGTATGTAATCACTCTTCCTGACCCTGAAGAGGAGAAGAAAGAGGAGACTCCCTCTGAGGAAGTTGAGGGTGCAGTAGCCCCAAGTGAGGAGAATCACATGGAGACCCCAGCTGAGGAGCCTAGTGCTGACACAACAGATGAGACAGAAGATACACCAGCAGAATCTGTAGCAGAGGAAGTTCCTACTGATGCACCAATCTTTGACTAATAGTATTTACATTAAATAGTATAAACAATAATATTCACAATATAAAATTTTAAACAGTTATGGTTATTAACAAAAACAATTTCACATTCCTTGCCATTGGCAAGACACAGGAGTCAACAGAGACACAGGAGTTCAAGAAGTATGTAGGTGTAGGTTCATCATTTGTAGTGGCAGTGAATCCTACAAAGAAGGAGCTTGACTCAATCATGGGTTTTGAGAGTGCCAATGAGCCTGAGTATCTCGTTGATGGAGACAATGGCAAGGAGGCACGCATTACATTTGTGGTTAAGACAGACCCTAATGTATGCAATGGCATTGAGATTACCAATAGAGTAATGTTCACTCTTCGCAATGCTCCTGCATACAACCAAGACCAGACAAAGGTACAGGTCATTGACAAGTATGGCAATGTGACTTGGGCAGATGCTGAGGATGCAAAGAACCACAAGAAGCTCTTCTCTGCAAATGGCAAGGAGCTGAAGATTGCAGATGACTACCGCATGGCATGTGTTGGTGAGGCTGACCTCATTGGTTTCCTCAAGGCTTACCTCTGTGTTGGTGATGCCTTCAACTACATCAATGGCTCTTGGGTATTGAAGGACAATGCAGATGACTTTGTGTTTGGCTTGGAGCATATCAAGGACTACTTCACAGGTGACTTCTCTGAGATTAAGGAAGCCATTGCCTTGCAGCCTAACAACAAGGTGAAGCTCCTCTATGGTGTGCGCACAACTGACGAGGGCAAGCAGTATCAGGCAGTATGTACCAGAAATGGCATGGTTCTTCACAATAGCGCAGGCTCTAATGCACTTGCCAAGTTGGAGAAGGAGCTTGCCAATGCAAAGGACAGAGGTTCCTATGCAAACACAGAGTTCATTGTTCAGGAACTCAAGGAGCAGGATGTGCAGCCTACAGACCTCTCCTCTGCCCCAGCAAGCACTGACAGCACAGGCACTGAGTCTGGCTCTGGTGACATGCCTTGGGATTAATCCTCTTAACGCTTAACCTTTTAAAGTAACAGTCTTATGGTAGTAGGCAAGACTTCCCCCAGTACTATATCAAAGACAGAGATATTCAGTAAGTTCAGCGAGGCACAGGTATTAGGCACTGTGCTTCCAGAGGTTACAGAGATACCCTGTCTTATATGCTCCCCCCTAAGGGTTGACAGACACCCCTCCTTCTGCTTTTACATGAGTGACAACAACCATGTGAGGTATGTTGACTATGCCAACCGCAATGTAAGTGGTAGCCTGTTGGACTTCCTCTGTGAATATTGGCATTGCACATTCAACCAAGCACTTGACAAGATATGCAAGTTGATGATTAAGGATGGTGATGTTGTCATCAAGCCCAAGCAAATCAAGACCTTCACAAGGAAGGAGGTTGACATGCTCACCAAGATAGAGGTGAAGGTGAGACCTTGGAGGGACTATGACTATGAGTATTGGGAGTCCTATGGTATCTCCTATAAGATTGTTACCAAGAAGGATGCATTGACAGGCAAAGCAAGCAGGTATGTCTTCCCTGCTGACCAACTTGCCTATGCCTATTGTGAAAGAAAAGAGGGCAAGTTACAGTTAAAAATCTACCAACCAAGAAACACTAATGGTTACAAGTGGTGCTCAAAGATGGATGCCTCGGTCATATCACTATGGACAAAGGTTCCTGAATATGGTGATAGGATAGTCATTGCATCATCTACCAAAGATGCACTTTGCCTCTCCTGCAATCTCCATATACCAGCAATAGCCCCACAAGGTGAAGGTTATAACATGTCTGATACTGCCATCAAGGAGCTAAAGAGGAGATACAAGAAGGTGTTTATCTGCTATGACACAGACAACGCAGGCTTGGAAGATGGAAGAAAGCTAGCAGAACGTACAGGTTTTGCTAATATCATACCAGACTTAGGTAATTGCAAGGATATAAGTGATTACTACAAGTCATTGGAAGACAAAAGTAAATTCAAACAATTAGAACAATTATTTAATTAATCCTTTAAAAAAGAAATTATTATGATTGAACGTGAAATTCTTATCGCAAACACTAAGACACAGAAAAGAAGTAAGGTAACTACAGATGCAACTACATTGGGAGAGCTGAAGGCTGCATTGGACAATGCAGGTATGGATTACAGTGGCATGACCTTCACTGAGGGCATCTCAAAGACACAGTTGCTTGATGATGCAACACAGTTGCCTCAGAATGTTATGTTCAAGGGGCAGCCTACCAACAACTTGGTCATTCTCCTTACCAACACCAAGAAGAACATTCCATCTGGTGCAGGTAGCAGAGCAGAGGCTTACCAAATGGTGAAGGAACATGGTTTGCAGGAGAACATCAAGGAGGAGTTTGGCACAAACTACACACATGTGTCAACCAGTGACCTCTGGAGCTTCATTGAGGAGCATGTCACTTTTCCAAGTGGTGACGCTGTAAAGTCAAAGGATGAGAAGCCTGAGAAAGAAGACTATGTTGAGGAAGAAGTTCCTTATAGCATCGCAGACCTTCTTGCTGATGGAAGAGTACTTACTATGGAGGACTCTATCTTCTGTCATGTTGCAATGTTAGCTAATGAAAATGTACTGAAAGCAAGCAATATCCATAGCCTGATTGAGGATTTACAAGGTCTCTTGGACATCATGGAGAAAGAAACAAAGGTTCAATCTGAACTAGTGAGCACCTCTGATGGCAGCATCAGCAATGATGATGTGACTGACATGATTAATGACATGTATAAATCATAACTGTTTGGCAATGATTGTGTGGGGAGTGGGACAGGTGTCCTGCTCCCTTTATTTTTAGTCAGACTTTAACAATTACCATTATGCAATACACAATCAATCAACTGTATGACATCCTTTACCAAAGGGTGAATGACATCTATGACACCTTCAAGAGCTTTTTTGGTGAGGCTAACGTGGACTTGCAGACAAGGGACAGGAAGACCTTCGAGAGAATGTTGGAGAACTACCTAGAGACTTGGCATATTACCCTCAATGAGAACAATGCCTATGACATCGCTGATACCATATTGGCTGAAATGAAGGAGGCATACTACTCAGAGACTGCTGACATCTATGTCCATTGGGACAGGGTGACTGTGACTAATGAGCATGACAAGTCTGTTGAGATACAAGACCTATATGCCAAGGTTGGGATTAACCTTGAGGGAAGGATTCCTTATGAGAACAGGGGATTTCTCCTCAACAGGGCTACATACACCAAGGAGCAGTTCTTGAGTAACTATCTCCATTCACATTGTCAGTTCATACCAAAGTCAAACTTCTCTACATTCATGCCTCCATGCTTGGGAAGGGGTCCTATAGTGAACACCATAATGACCTTGAAGAATGAGTATGACGAGGTTACTTGGATGTTGTTCTGCCAAGAGCTAGCAATGTATGTCACTGTGGAGTCCATAACAGGAAGACCATGGAAGTACTTGGAGGAGATAGGAGGCTCTGGCAGACTTTCGTTATACACTGGCTATGACAATGGTGGCTCAAGGGTATCATTCCTACAAGTTTTCTCCAAGGAGAACTTGAGGGACTTCATCAAGTACTACTTACAGAATGGTCACTTGACACTGAGCTACAGGGAGGGGAAGTTCATCTATGGAATACCTTACTTTGACTACATCATTGACATAAGCAACTGCTTCATTGACTTCTACAACAAGCACCTGAAGACAACGCATGAGCAACTACATAATTGCTATAGCCACAATTTGCTTTACAAGGTCTTGGTAAAGGGAGACAAGTTCTACAAGAATGCAATGTCATCCACTACCTCAGAGGACTTGGACAACTACAGGCATAAGTTTGTGTTGAGGTTCAAGGGAAAGGCAATCTATACTACCATACTTGACGAGGTTACTAATGACAATGCTACAATGACAACCATCATTAGCCATGAACTTGCCATGTATGTACTTAACAACGTTCTTAAAATAATCAATTTTAGATACAGAAATGAACACTATATTTCAAGAAGGGAAGACTCTTCCCCAACTTATCAAAGGGTCATCTACATATAAGCTCATTGTTCCTGAGAAGGTGGAGGAAAAGATAAGATACCTAGCCAATAAGTTTCCTCACACAGAGTGGTCTGGAGTACTATTTACTACCCACCAAGGGACATTTGAGAAAGGTGACTTGGTAATCACTTGCCAAGACATCTACCCAATGGACTTGGGAAATTCCACCTATACAGAGTTCAACATGAGTGAGGATGTTGCTGCATATATGGCTGAGAACATAGAGCTTTTTGATTGTGAATTGCAACTGATACACAGTCATCATTCAATGTCCACGACTCCAAGTGGTACAGACTTACATACACTTAGGGAAGAGGGAGATGAAAGAAATTGCTTTGTCTCGCTTATTGTAAACAATGCTGGAACCTATTATGCAGCAGTCACTAGGAAACTAGAGACAAAGGACAAGGTTATCATCAAGAACATAGGTGAATCCTATGAGTTCTTTGGTGAGGGAAGAAAGGAGATTGATAAGGAAGGCTTGTCAGAGACGGTCAATTTCAAGACTAAGGAATTTATTGAGTACTTTGACCTTAATGTTGAGAGACATGAGGTTGATGAGAATGAACTTCCTGACCTAAAGTATCTTGATGACAGGTTTGATGAAATCCTTAGCAAGAAGAAAAACAGATACAAGAGCAACATAACCAAGGATGATTACCTATGGGACATCATGTCACCAATAGATAGAAGACCAAAGAATGACAATGGTTGGCAACCTGACAAAAAGAAGATTCACAGGGCTGCTGTCAACATTGTCACTTGCAACCTAATCATCAACCCTGACAAGCTTGACTTCAAGCAATGGATTACAAGACACCTCACCAATGTGTATAAGAGGATATTCAAGACTAGTGATGGTAGCCTTTTCAATATACCATTTGATTATTGGATTAATTTCATTATACCTTTCATCTTGGATAACTTTGACACATCCGATGTTCCTGATGAGATAGCAAATGACATAGAGCTGTTACAGAGCAAAGTGGCAAAGGCTATATACAATGAGCTAGTAGAGTATAGGAATAACTCCTATATAAAGATGTACTGTGACATGCTTGAAGAATATATTATAGAATAATTATTATGGAAATAGGTATGAATGATGTAGATGACATCCTAAGGGGATTGGGAATGAGTGTTCCTTCCCCTACTCCTTCTACCCCAACAGAAGCATCTCCTGATAGGGAAGACTCAAACTCTTCCTTGACAGATGCTGATGTTTCTGATATATTGGAGGAGAATGGTTATAGTGACCAAGAAATCCAAGACCCTGTGTTTGAGGGTGAGGGGCATGAGGAGGAAGTGGAGAATGAAAGCTATGATGAGAACCAAGGTGAGGGGGGAGACCTTGCAATAGAGCAAGCAGACCCCAACTACCTGAATGCACTTGCCAATGCAGAGCAGGAGGAGGACTATGAGCCTGAGGAAGAGGATTCCTTGGAAGAAGCCAGAGAGGATTTCAACCAAGCTTTGAATGAACACATAGAAGCTAATGTCATTGCAGCTGTTGATACAGGGAATGGCAATAGTGAAACTTCTGTCACTGTAGAGGAGAGTACTGAGGAGGCTGAGATACCACTCAACTCCCCTACCCTCCTCATAGATGACACTACCTCTAGGTTCTCTGGCACTGAGTGGTACAATGAGATTCAAAGGCAGAGAATCATAGTGGGAGGCTGTGGGGGAATTGGCTCCAACCTTCTATTCCAACTGGCAAGGATGGTTCCTGCCAATATAACCATTTATGATGATGACAATGTTGAGATGGTAAACATGGCAGGGCAGTTGTTCAGCTACAATGATGTGGGCAAAGCCAAGGTGACAGCAATGGCTGACATGATTTCTGCCTATACATCAATGAGACAGGTCAATGCCATCAAGGAGAAATTCACTGCTGACACTGAGGCAGGTGACATAATGCTATGTGGCTTTGACAACATGAGGGCAAGAAGAACTTTCTTTGAGTCATGGCTAAGGCATCTTGAGGGAAAGAATGAGGAAGAGAGAGCCAAGTGTCTGTTCATGGATGGGAGACTTGACATCAACACCTTGCAGATACTATGTGTAAGGGGTGATGACAGCTACAACATAAGCAGATACACCAGCAGCTTCCTCTTCTTGGACTCTGAGGCAGAGGAGACCATCTGCTCCATGAAGCAGACAACCTACCTTGCCTGCATGATTGGTTCCCTGATGGTGAATCTCTTCACGAACTTTGTGGCTAATTTGCTGAACCCTGTCATACCTTATGACATGCCTTTCTTCACAGAGTATGACGCACAGAATATGTTATTTAAAACTGAGAGCTGATGGACAGTCTAATGGAAGCAATAAAGGATTGTTTCTCAAACAACCCTTACAACAGGAACTACAGGCATCATACCATGATACGCCCAAGCAGCAAGGAGACCTATATGATAATCCCTATCTCAGGTGACTTGTTTGAGATACCAACATTTGCATTATCATCATTCACAGGTGTAAGCATAGTCAAGGCTGAGGAGAAGCTGGATGCCATGGTGGTGAATATCAAGGATGCAACGTCAAAGACCACCTATGCCTCCATGGACTCAAAGGTGAGGGATGTCCTGACACTAAGCTATTCATCTGACAAACTGATGAAGGTGATGGATGGGAAGGACTCCACCAACCACTACTATGGTACACATGGGTTGTTGCTGGACAAGGACTTCAATCCTGTTATGATGATGTCTTGGGTTATCAGGAGAACCTATCTGGAGGAGGACAACTCCCTTAGCTTTGGCTTTGTGAGACCCTTGCTGAGGATAGACCCTAGGATATTCATGCAGAAGGGGAATGCCATGGAGAGGTACATAGCCAACAGGATTGTGCCAACTGCATTGCTCATAAGCAATGTAAGGAGACCATACATGAACAACAACTGCTTCTTTGAGGCAGATGATGTCCATAGGAACCTACAGGTGAAGGTGGAGATAGACAAGTGTCCTTTCACCTTGCAGAAGACGGATGTACCTTCCATCTCCACTACCAACGAGGAGCTTCTTGATGTGGCTATACAGAACATAGATGAGGTAGTACAATGACAATACAGGAATACTTTGGTGACTGGTGCAAGGTGATTGATGTGATGGAGGCTGATAGGATAATCAAGAGGCTGGCTGCATCCAAGCAGGTTGTATGTCCTCAAATCAAGGATATTTTCAAGGCTTTCACACTATGCTCATTGCATGACTTGAAGGTAGTCATACTAGGTCTTGACCCATACTGTGACTTGATTAATGGAGAGCCTAGGGCTACAGGGATAGCCTTTGGCAATGCTAAAGACACCTTGGAGAAAAACTACTCACCCTCCTTAGATGTGCTAAAGGAGTCAGTAATTGATTACTCGATGCCACATGAAAGAGTTATCTTTGACCCAAGTTTGGAGAAGTGGGAATCACAGGGGGTGCTGATGTTGAACTCAGCACTCTCCTGTCAGGCAGGGAGAATAGGCTCTCATTCACTCATGTGGAGACCTTTCATCAAGTCCTTTCTCACCAAGTTGTCTAGTTATGACACAGGCATTGTCTATGTCTTGATGGGAAATGACGCACAGAGCTTTGAGCATAGCATCAATCCTAGGTATAACCATGTCATCAAGGCAAGGCATCCATCATGGTATGCAAGAAACCATGTCAAGATGCCCAGTGACCTTTGGAAAGAGATAAACAGCCACCTCATAGACCATTATGGCTTTGGGGTGGAATGGTATAAAGAATATAAATTTTTAAATGAACAGAAAGAAAATGAAGAAGTATTTTATGAAGGGGACTGATGATGTCCTAGAGTTTGGAGACATGATTGTGCTGGACTTGACAAAGGACATGCCTAATGGCAATGTCAAGCACCAGCATTTTGAAGTTAAGTTTATTCCTGAGTTGGTTCCTCTGTTGCTGGAGGAGGAAGTCATTGATGAGGTAGAGGTTGAAGATGATGAGAACAAGCCTCTTGACTTTCAAGATAACTGTCCTATGGTTGATGAGCTTATCAAGGCTAACCAGAACCTAGAGCACAGAGTATATGCCTTGGAGAAGGAAGTTGACAAACTCAAGTCCATTGTAATGAATCTCAAGCCTCACAAGAATGCAAAGAAGTCTGCATGA